TTTGAAATGATGTTGAAATATGTGTCACGGACGATAGAGGCGACTTGCTCTGCCTCTGTGGTATCTGATAGGCTATTGACCTCCTCAGCGTCCATGTCTGAAAGGATACTCTGCACGATTTGCAGTAGGGTCATTTTCATTAGATGCGTCCCTCTACACTCATGTTGAAGTTTTCGACAGTCAGGTCCCCCGAAGAGGCCTGAATGTAGACCTCAACGTAATCATTTGGTGAGGCTGCGAACTGGCCTAGAAGCGAGATGCTACCAACTTGGCCTGCGCCACTGGAGTGCGTAGAAGCGATTGCGTGGCTTGGAAGGCCATTGATGAAGATCATTGCGTCCACTACGGCAGTTGTTGTTGCCTGAAAAGAAAGAACCACATCGACCTTCATGCCGATAGTGTCAGTCCCTATGTAAGTCAGACGACCTGCGCCGTTGTGCGAAAAGCTCCGTTGGACACCCTCTACACCTGTAGGCAGGCCCAGTTTTGTGAAGGTGGACGGTGCTGTGTATGTTACACCAACAGGGCTTGAGTAATAGCAGTAGCCATTAGGGATCGTGCGCCATGCGCCAGAGCCAGCGCCATTGGCAATATAAACTGAATTTGAAGTAGCAGAGGCGATGCCCTTGGGCTCATGCAATTCGCCAGTAGACAGTGAGCTATGTTCGACGTTGGCCATAAGGCAATCTCCTAGAATTGGTGGATGGGGGAGACCACGAAGGCCACCCCCAAAGTTAGATTAAGCGATTGTCGGCAGAGTAACGATGTTAACAAGGTTCTCTGGGCGGATCACTTTTGTGCCCCAACGAGCAGTAGTAACGAGCTCTTCGCGCTGGTAGTCTTTGTTGAACTCACGGTCAACAATAGGCTCCTGACGCATAGCACCGACGAACGGAAGAACGTCAGATGTTGCTGAGAAGAAGTAGTTACACTTACCTGCAGACACGTCTACTGCACCACCACCAGCACGGTCGTTCAGAGCAGAAGCACCTGTCGCTGTTGGCAGGAAGTTAGATGTGTACACGTCGAAGCCGTAGACGTTTGCCACAAAACGCATGCCAGAAGCGATACCGTCAGAAACGATGCCTTCCCAGCGTGGGTTGTTGGAAACTGAAGTCAACTGGCTCAGTGTGTTCAACTGGAACTCAACTGAAGGGTCAACGATAGCAACCATGTTTGTTTGTGGTACGTGTGCTTTCTTCAGGGCATACATTGCGTATGCGAAGTCAGCAACTTCGATTACACCAGCGTTACCGCCAGCGATACGGTGTGCCACACCATTGATTGCAGCTGCATCGTTAGCTGTACCAGCACCTTTTGCAAGGATGTCTGTCTCAAGGCTTTCCATGATTGCACGAGCTTGCTTAGGTACGAATGAAGAGGCGAGCTCGTTCATGTAGTAGCTGTCCTGCATCATCTTACGAGTGATGTAGTGCGCGCTTGACTTGTACTTATCAATGGTGAGCGTGAAGTCGTTTGTACCGAGCGCGTTGTACACGATCGCTGCGTCTTCAGTGTAGTCATCCGTGATCGCGTCTGCGATTTGTGGGATGTGCAGAATGTCACCATCTGGGAAGTCTGAGCGCCAGTCGACGTACTTAGTAGCCTGAAGCTCCTCGCGGAGGATTTCACGGAGTTCGGCGGACCAAAGATCGTCGCGGATAAGGTCGCCAGTGTTTGTTGTGATGTTGCCAGCCATTTGTCTAGCCTTTCATTTTGTATTAAGAGTTGAAGAACCCTGCACCTAGCTTATCCTTTTGTGCTGCCATTTCGCGTTGCACAGCTGGGCTGTAGTACTGGGTTGGATTGGAACGGCGGAGGGCTTGGTAGTCAGACCAAGTTTTACCACCACCAGTGTTGAGTTTGGCTTGCGTATTGATAGCTGTAGTCTGAGCCACAGGTTTCGCAACAGGTGCCACATCCCCAATGAGACGAAGGAAAGCGTTTGGACTTTCTGCAGCAATCGCTTGCATACGGTCAAGGGACATACCGAGCTCTTTCGCTTTTTCGGTAACCACTTTTGAAGCTTCAGTGCCAAAGGCCTCAGTCAGTGCTGCATCTACAGCCTGAATGTTGCCAGTCGCCTTAGCTTCCGCTTCACGTTTCTTTAGGGTTGCTTCAACAAGGCTCTCTAACTCAGCAGGGTCTGGCGTGGTGTTCGCTTCCCCTACTCCACCTGACTTTTCTGAGGACACTACAGGTTCATTGGGGGTGGTCCCAGCCTTGCTCTGTAGCTGTTCGAGAAGTGACTTAGAGTAATCTTGCTTGCTTAGGTCCTCGCGCATTTCCGCGAGCTGACGCTCAAGCTCAGCAATGTGATTGTCTGCCTCAATCTTCCCTTTGGCGATCATTTCTGGATCACTCCAGTTATCGCCACGTGTCTCGACAAGCTTTGCCACGAAACTCTCTGTGGTTGGAGTTGCTTCTGGTGTCGCTTGTTCAGTTGTAACTGCGTCCTGACCCTTGGTTTGGTCAAATACTGACATAGTTTATTCCTTTACAGTGATAAGTTTCAGCAGATCATCAAGCGCTTGGTTGTACTCGTTGACTGCCATTTGTTGATGTATCCACTGAGGATCACCATAATCCCGAACGTTCTCCTTTTTCTTGAAGTCACGTTCGAGAATTCCTTTGAGCTCGTCGAATGCGTTACGGAAAGCCATAACCTCCTTCCGACGAGCTTCTTTATCTTTTATGCCTTTCATCCATGCGCTGTGCATTTAGAGCCCCTGTTCTGCTTTGACCTCAAGGTCCTCTTGCATATCAGCTTCAGCATCCAGCTGTGCCTTCTGTGTGGCCATTTGCTCAAACACAAGGACGTTCTCGCCATAGAGTGCATCTTCACGAAGCTCTTCAGCCAAGAGTTTGGCCACAAGCTTACCAGACATGTGAACACCAACAGTTGGGTCACTAGCCTTGATCTGCATGATCTGTGTGAGTGTCTGTACGCGCTGGGCACGCTCAGCAAAGTGACGAGCACCCATTGGCACAATCTTGCCTTTGGCTGTGATGTCATCTTTGGTGATGCTCTGGAACAACTGAACGCCTGTCTCATCGTCATAGACTGCGATGGTATCGAGGTAGTTCATGTTCCGACGAGCAGCCTCAAGCATTGCGTTAAGCGCAGGCTCTAGGAACTCCATTTCGAACTTAGCAGATTTGTGGTTGAAGATGCGGTTAGCTGCGTTGTCCAACTGTTGGACTTCGAAGGCTGTCTTCTCGCCAGCTGTGCGTAGGCCCATGGCCATCTTAGGTGCACCAGCGAGCTCTTCCATCTTCTGCTCTAGGTTCTGGATTTGGAAGTCTGCATTAAGGGCTGTGCTATCAGGAACCAAAGGTGTTACGTCACCCTCCTCACCGATGTACACACGACCTGCAGGCATGTACTCAAAGTCTTCCACATCACCACGAATTTTAAGCATTGGCATTGCGATCTGATCGAATACGTCTGCCTTAAGGTTCTCTAGGTGGTCGATACGATACTGGAGACCCACGAGGTTATCAAGGGGACCCATTGCGTATAGGTTGTCTGGGCGATTTCGCCAACCGCTGTGAAAGATTGGAGCAGTCCCAAGCCAGCTGGGGTTAGGAATATCGGAGACCACATGTGCGCGGTCTGCAACAGTGACAATTCGATTGCGCTTAAGTTCCCCAGTGTGCTTGTCATAAAGGTCTCCGTAGAAAGTCAGAAGTTCAACGTAAGAGGACTGGTAGTAGTTCTCAATGGAACCAAAACCGTCTGCCACAAACGCTTCAGACTTCTCTGTGGAAGACGCATTGCTGACCTGTTGGCGAGCTCCAAGCATCTTTTCGAGTGCCACAGCCATATCGTCGTTCTTCTCAGCCATCCCAGCGATTTCGCCAAGTGTCTTGATCGAACGAACGATCTTAGGTGTGCTTGCGAAGTCTGCCGCTGTAGGGTCGAAAACGATGTCGTAGGGGCTGATACGGACCAGTTTGGGGCCCATGTAGCCTGAGACCGTCTCACCGCTCTCTAGCACCGTATAATCGCTAACGTAGTCGACTGTAGCGAAGCAGTTGCCAGTGAGGATGAAGTCGTCCACAAGACCATCGACTACATTGCGGAAGTCCGACTGGCGGAGCTTGTTGTCCATGTAGGTCTGGATGGTGTCTCGCTTTTGCTTTGTAGCTGAGGCCTCGTCTGTTGCCTCCCACCGCATCCAGTTGGAGCTAGGGAAAAGCGCTGTGGTATAGTTTGCTTTAAGGTTGTCGTAAATCTGAGTAAGCTTGGGTGTGGTGGTTGAGTTGGCCCACGGAAGCTTTGCGTTGCTAGTGGTACGGGTATCCGTAGCAAACACGTAGTTCCGTAGCTCCTTCTTCTCCCCCAGCCAAGCTTGACGATACGAGTTCCACTCAGCAAAGCGATTAGAAATTTCCGCTGCATACTGATGTGGCTCAATCAAGGCTGAAACGTCTAATGCTCTTGCCATTTAAGTCTCCTAGAAACTGCGTCCACCGAACCTTGGGTGAAACACTAAATTGTCTTGTGTGTTGGTCCTGCGAACTCTGGTGGATGGCTTAACTGCATGCTCAATGGCTGTAGTCAAAGCATCCTTCACATCGTCGTGCGCTGGGTTTTGTTGAACAAGCTCTTCCTCAAGGATTTGAGTATTACCACCACGATAGTGATAAACTTGCATGTTGTCGTAGCGGGGGATCAGTGTGGCCTCCATACGCTCCTCTTTGGAGCCTTGGTGGCGCGTAGGACGAACCTCCTCAACCTTGAGTGCCAAACCATGTGTAGCAATGTAGTCATGCTTAAGAGACTTAACGATTGCTGTCTGGGCGGCTGTAACCTCTGCGCAGAGCTTCTTGAACCCCCACCTGTTGTACAAACCAAGGATGCGACTGAAGTACTCAGAAATGTCTGAGGTCCTAAAGCGCTCAATGTCTAGCACGTAGATGTTGTTTTCAGCATCCACACCAATAACCACAATGGCTGTGTAGTCTGCAGTTTTACGGGTTGAATACGCAAAGTCAACAGAGGCGACCAAGTTCAAGCGGTTGTGCTTATACGTCCAGTATCCGTTCTCCTGACGTAAAAACTTACGATCGAAGTACTGGAACTGTTCGTAGTCGATTGGTCTGTTGTCGGGGTCTGACGGGTCATTGTAATATTGGGCACGGAACTGAACGCGATCAAGGTACTTGCCTCGTTTCTGCGCAAGGATTTTGGCGTCAAAGCCAAACCACTTACCGTCCCTGCGTTGCTGTCGTGGCCACAAGAACTCACCAGTGCCATCACCCATGCTCTCAATCGAACGCTCGAAAGTCTCATAGATGCTGTCTTCACCGATGCGTTCACCGTCATCGTTATAAAGTTCCTCTCGCATGTTCATCATATCGTTGTAGAGGTCTTTGGGGTGGTAGCGTGTACCAACAACCCACTCTTGGGCGTC